TATAGGTATTAAGAATAGATAATGTAGTAGTATTTGCAAGTAAACCACCTGCTCCACCACCTCCGCCGCCACCTTCATTATCTTGTGATGCGCCTGAACCACCACCAGCAACAACAAGATAAGATGCAGGGACATTGTTAGCTGATCCGCTAACTAACATACCAAAACCTCTAGCTGCCTCTACTGCTATTCTTGATAATAGTGACATTAACTATTCCTACTTAAATTGTGTTTGTGATGCAAATACTGTAAAAGTTGCTGAACCTGTTTTAACAATAGTATATGAGTAAGCGTCTATTCCTGAAGCATTACCGCTTGACCATGCTGTGCCACCTTGATATTTAGGTGTGACAGAGTTTCCGTCAATAGTGACTGCATTATTATAGTATGCAGTTGCACCTTGTGATACTAGGAATACAACAGTCATTGATTGACCTGTTGCCATAGCTGTATTTAAAGACGTGCCACTTGAAGCTCTAAAGTTTACAGTCCAATTAGCTGAAGCGTTTGTTGTATAGTAAAGAACTGATTGTGTGGTCACATCGTAGTTAATTGTGCCTGTAGCCGCAGTCGCTGATACTGTAACTACTTCAGCCGCGTTTGTGAATACAGCCGCTAATGTGCTAGATGATCCACTAAATGTTTGAGCAGCAGTAAATGTATTGGCTACGTTAGTTACAGGAATATTAGCCGCAGCCAATGATGTAGCGCCTGTGCCACCGTATGCAGTTCCAAGTGGGTTAGTTGGTGTCAAGCTAGTTGCAGTTAAAGCGCCTGTGCTTGGATTAAATTGAAATTTAGTAGAGCTTACAAATTCAGTTGTTAATGATCCTGTGGTAACTGAAGTAAATAATGGGTATCTTGTAGCGTTTGTAGTTGTATCATCTGTAATAGCTAGTCCTGTGCTAGCAATCGTAATAGAGCCTGCGCCATTTGTAATAGATATACCTGAACCTGCTGTTAAAGCTGCATTTTTCCAATAACCTGCTACAGCGTCATAAATAATAGTTTGACCTGAAGCTAGTGATCCAAATTGAACGTTTGAGTCAGTTCCACCTAATTGTGAGCCTGGATTAACATTAATTTGAATAACACCGCCACCTGACGAATTACCATTAATTACAAAAGCTACTTGAACTTTAGGATTAGGTGCAGAAGGCTTGGTAGCTGTATAACCGCCTGTTACAGCAGGGTTATACCAAAGTATTTCACCGTCAGCTATACCTGAAGTGCTAACGTTTCTTAAAACACCAGCGCTTTGAATTAAACCAAATCCATTTAAAGCAATAGATTCTGCTGCTATACCTATAATGTAAGTTCCGTCAGTAATACCTGTTGCAGGTGCTGCGGTAATAACGCCTGAAGCGCCAACAGAGCCTGTAAACATACAAACTTGGCCTTTAGTAATAGCGCTTGAAGCTTTTACATAATAATATTGATCCTCACCTATGTGTTGGACTACATTTCCGCCAATCATGCCTAAACCAAGCGTATTGTTTGTAGCATCCCAACCTAATTGACCCGTTGTTAAAGCTGTTGCGTAAGAAGTATTAAAACCAATATATGTAGGTGATGTAATAGCGCCTGTAATACCTGATAAAGACGTAATGTCTGAATTAGCGCCTGAATTAGCCTTGTTATTAAACGTATTCCAATCAGTTGATGATAGATAACCGTTTGTAGAGGTTGTAGCTTGGGTAATACTAATATTAGGTGTAGCGCCACCACTTGATGATAAAGGTGCAGAAGCTGTAACAGATGTAACACCACTTGAAGCTGGCGCAGCCCATGAAGGCACGCCTGCGGCTAAAGTTAAAACATAGCCATTGGTGCTAGGTGCTAAAAATGTTGTAGCGCCTGGGCCTGATTGGTAAGGTAATGAGCCTGTTACACCGCCTGCTAAATTAGTGGCTGTTGTAGCTGAACCTGCTGTAGTTGCAGTTGCAGCGTTACCTGTTATATCGCCTACAATTGGAGTTGATACAGTTAAACCTGTTAATGTGCCAACGGTTGTGATTCCTGTGTAAGAACCTGATAAATAGCTAGAACCAATAGTTCCGCTTGTAATTTGTGAGCCTGCAATAGATATGTCTGAAGCAGATAATGAAGTTAATTGGCCTTGCGCATTAACTTGGGCTGTTAAAGTCTTACTAGCTGATCCATAAGAGCCTGCTGTAACGCCTGTGTTTGTAATAGAAAATTGTGTGCCAACTAATGTTAAGCCTGTGCCTGCTGTATAACCTGCTGCAAATGATAGGTTAAAAAATTGGAGCGGTGTTACACCTAATGTGCCACCTGGTTGGGCTGTGCAATACCAAGCAGTTGTAGCTTGACCGCCTGATTCAATGTAAATAATAGCACCTTCGTATTCAGCCCATGTATCAGCACCTGGCGCTCTAGACCAAGGGCCTGCACTTACAATATAAATACCGTTGTCAGCTAATGTTGATTGGTCTTTAACTAAAACTGTGTTTCCAGCTACCAATGATACGGTATCAATCGTTTGTAGGCCTGAAAGCGTAATATTTGTTGTTGTGGCTGCGTTTGCTGGAGGTTTCCATGAAGCGCCTGAAATAGCATAGTCAACGTATTGTTTGTTTGCTATATCGGTTGAAGCCGTTGGTGTTGCATCTACTTGGCCTGATAAAAAGTGAGCCGTAGAAGGTGTTGTAGCACCAATAGTCGTGCTATCAATCGTGCTGTTTGTAATATGTAACCCTGATTGATTAGGGTTAATTGAGGCATAGAATGGCTTGTTCTGCCCAATAAACTCAATAAAATCGCCTGTAACCGTAAAATACGCTTGAACAGGCAGTAAGTTTTGAACAGTAGATTGAGCAGGACTAGTCATTATATTTCCTTAAGATTGATTTTCAACAGGCGTTACATAGAGTGTGGTTGTATCTGATCCACCACAAACTGCTGTAATTTGAAACGGTGCTGTTGGAACTGCCAAAGTTATTGGGTATGTCATATTTGCTGGTAATACAAAATCACCTGGGCTACCTGCTGTTGGAAATACAGAAACAGGAGCAGTAGCTAAACTAGAAACGGTAACTGCACAAGCTTTAGTGCCAGCATTTAAAAATGCAGCAAAGTTTACTTGATCGTTAGTATTGTCTTCAATAGTAATTGAGGTTGATGATGTAGCTGTAACAGCAATAACAGCGGTTTTTCCTGCTGGTCTTAAAACTGTGGTATTAGCCATGATTGTTTCCTTGAATTTGTTAAATTATAAACTTTAATAGAAAAAAAGCCATTAGAAATTTAATGGCTTCTTCTCTTTATTGCACATTACTAGTTTTGTTGTGTTAAGTCGTAACCATAAACATATACGTCAAATGTTGCAGCCGCACCTTGTGCAGTTCCAACGTTAACATATAGGTTTTGGCCTGTTTGTGCAGCTGTTGAAGCTACAGTTCTCTCTGACACAACTGTTGGGCCTGTTAAAGCTGACAAAGCTGCGTTAGCAACAATAGCTGTTCCGCCTGCTGCTGGTGCAGTAAATACACCTGCTAATGCAGTTGTTAAGCTAATTGAAGCGTTAGTGAAAACAACGTTCTTAACAGAGTAAGTTGTTGAGTTGATAATAGGTAAAACTGTGTCACCTGTTACGTTTGCATTAACACCTTGATACACAGCCAATAAGCGTAGGGCTTGATTGGTTCCGACTAGCTGCGGATGTGCGCTTGAGGTTACTGCTGGGCCTGGATTTGCCATAATAAATTTTCCTTTTCTGTTTGATTAATGAAGGGGACTTTTACATCCCCTTACCGTTACATTACTTAAGCTGCTACTCGGCAAGCTAACTCTGGGTAGAGTGGTGCCCAACCGTATAACACATCAAGACGTGTAGGAATTGAGTCGTTGTTAATGGTGTATTGACGAACCACACGCATTGAAAGACCAATTTCTTTGTCAGATGCACGACCAGCAAAATGAACACCGTCAGGCAATTCAAGATCAGCCATAGCTAATGTGAATGCATTTCTGTGCATAATGATATTTTGTGGTGATGTAACACCTGTGTTATTGAACGGAGTAACAGTTTGTGAACCTGATGATGTTACAACTACGTTTTGGAATTGACCTGCTGTAATAACAGCTGGTGAAACGTTAACTGAAGCTGTGCCACCTGAAGTAATTGTTACAGGGCTATTAACAACAAAGTTGCGTAATTTGCCATATGATTGACGGTTTTGTGGGTTAGCACCATAAACGCCAGCAATAGTAATTACGTCACCTTGATTGAGTGAAGCGTTAGCAGTAGCTGCACCAATAGTGATTGTAGAGCTTGAAGCCCAACCACTTGTTAGGAAGCCTGTTGCTGTTGTAACGTTGCATGATAAAACAGAAGTAGAGTATGAACCAAATGTTTGTGAAACAACGTTTTGATCCATTTTCCAATTCATACCACCTGAATCACGACCCATTAAGCCTTTAGCGTATTGAGCAGAGATAGTTGTTTGTGGATTGAAAAGACCTTTTAAGCTGTCAACAATAGTTGCAGATGTAAATGGTTCAATAATACATGATCTACGGCCATCACGTGGAGCACCTTCAGAATCAAGGTAAGCTTGACCTGTTAAGAATGTGATTAAACCTGTAGGTGCTACGCCAGCAGTGCCAACGATGTTAGCAGTGTTGTTTTTAGCAGTTACAAGACCGTCACGATCAATCTTATTCGCGATAGCTGCTACAGCTGGTTTAAGAACTCTGTCGCTAAACATATCTAAAGACAATGCTAGGTCTTGAGTTGTAAACTGTGTGTCAACGTGGAATTGTGTTGATAAAGTAACAGGAACTGAAGTTTCATTGAAATCTTCAACGTTTAATGCTGGGCCTGTTGTGCCGATGAAACGACCAGGACGTCTAACGTTAACTGTGTTACCAATTTTTGCGCCAACTACAGCAAATTGGTCGTCATAGTTACGGTCAACTTCTGATGTGAATGTTAATTCATTTTCCAAGACCATTAACGCTTCGTTAGTGATCTTGCTAATGGTTAGTAAATTATTAGCCATGATATTTCCTTATTTTAAGAGTTTAATATCCTGCTACCTTACTTTCCCAGCTTGGCGATCAGCCTTCCATTGTTGATATGTGCCGTGATATACGCCATTAGCGTCTACGTTAACGTCAACAGTTGCCGAACTCGCTTTAATTGGATTAAGCGGTGCAGGTGCTTTACTGCGTGCAACTTGAGGTTTCGTTTCAGCGTCGGTTTTGGCGTCTTTTGGTGTATCTTTAGCCTCAAACCTTGCTTCCAACTTCCCAATTTCTCGAAGGGCTTTGATTGGACTAGATGAGTTTAGCGTTTCTACTAGCTCAGGATTTTCTGCAAGGTGATATAGGATTCTTGGGCCTACATCGGACTCTACGATGGCATCTCTGACAACGTCATTTACAGTGACATCGGCAGCTGAAGCTATCATATCGTCATAGTCAGGTAAATCCGCCTTAATAGCAGCTTCACGTTGCCTCCAAGATTCAGCCAATTTTTGGCGTGTTTCTTGTTCTTTACGTTCAGCTTCGGCTTTCTCTCTATTCAATATAGCTTGTTCAGCACTCCATTCAGCTAATGCTTCAGCGTATTCAAACGCGTCATTAAACTGACTAGGCTGTGGCTTTACGTTTTCCTCTACAGGTTTTGGTTCAGCCTTTCCTTCTAGCTCTTTAATACGGCTTTCTAAAGCTTCACGAGCTTCACGTTCACGAGCCGCTTCTTTACGCGCCTCTTCACGTTGCTTTGTTAGCTCTGAAAATCTCTTTTCAAGCTTGGGGTTTTGTTTCTTTTCCTCTGTTGCTTTTGTTTCCGTTTCAGTTGTCTCTGGCTCACTCTGAACTTCAGCTTGTTCCGTTGGCTCTGTTTCAGTAACTTCCTCTTTAGGTGTTTCTGCTACAGCCTCAATCGGTGCTTCTTCAGCTAAACCCAACTTTTTACTAGCAAATTCCATATAGTTTTCACTAGTTACTACATTTCCTGCTTCTTTTTCTGACATGGATGACTCCAAGATTTTTACCCAATGAATCCATTGGTAGATTATTGCTTTATAACATTAATTTAGCTATTTATCAATCAATAGTTAAATTGCTCGTTCCGTAGTTTCTGCGCTTGCTGCGTCTGCTTGCTCGCCACTCATGTTGGCAAGTATCAGTGCTATTTGCGCTTTAAGCTCTTCAATTTGGATTTTAGTTTCGTTATCAGCGTCTGTATTGCGACGGCTAGTTTCCTCACGCATTTCTGTGTCATGTGCTTTAGCTGTGACATCCATAAGCTTACGTTGAGTTTCTGCATCTTGTCTAACTCCTTCAATATCTGAACGTTGTTTAATAAACATATTAAGGCTTTCAACTTGTTGTGAAAGTTGTTGAATTTGAGCCTGTGATTGTTGTAATTGCATTTGAACGCGTGGCGGCACGCTAGATTTGTCGTCTATTTGTGCTAATGGGTTATTTACCGCTAATCTATCGGCAATAGTTTCAGCGCCAGGGAAGTCCATGTTTCTTACCAATAAATCGCCAGCAGTTTGGATTAAGGTTGGGTCGGCTGCAAATAAAGCCATCATAGAATCAACGGCTTCTTGGCGTTTAGAGTTATAACCTGGGCCTGTATCCATAACCACGTCATATTGGCCTACAGTTACGTCGTTTAGAATTCTATATATACCTTCCTCGTCTTGGCCATATTGGTTAATAGTCAATACTTCAGGCTTGCCGTCATCGCCAATAATACGCATTACACGCTCTTTATCGTAAATTTTAGGTATTAGGTCTAGTATTACGCGGCCTGTTTGACGAATAGAACGAGTTAAGTTGTCGTAATAGTGGAAGTTGGTCATATCAACTTGTTGTTGTTGACCTTGTAGTGCTTTACCTGAAATATTACCTGTAGGAAGTTGTGCTGGGTCAAATATACCAACAACTTGCATCAAGTCGGTAGTCATAGATTGAGCCGCAGCCATAATGCCTGCTGGTGGTGGTTCAGGTTGTAATCTTTGTGGCACAGGAGCTGGCTTGCCATCAATATCTGTTTGTTTATAGCGTAGAACAGGCATGGATTTAATGTTAGCCTGCGCCCATTCATTTTCATGGCCTTCGTCTTGTCCTTCAGCCAATAGCCATTTAGCTTTAGGTGCTAATGCAACTGATTCGGTAAGTGAAGTTTGCCAAAAGTTATACATTCTTTGTGGGTCTTTAGCCATTCTTACAATACCAAAGCGTTTCTTTTTGTTTTCTACAACTGTCTCTTGGCCGTAAACAGGAATAATAGGAATGTATTTACCAGCCCAATCACCTTCCTCTAATACTTGCATAGCAGTCAATTTGCACCATTTAATCTTTTTCTCGTATGAATTACGAGTCTCGACAATAGTTATACCTGCTGCCTCTAATACCTCATCAGGTGGCAACTCATCTGATTTAACGCTTGAGCCGTCGGATAGTAAATGAATCTTAATAGACTTGCGTTCAGTGTAGAAGTATTCAGCTAAACGAATGTCCTCTTTCATGATCCATTCAGAGTTGGTATCGCCTGTGCCTCGCATAGTAAATCCTTGATCTACCTCTGCGTCAGGATACATTTTCTTAAATACTTTTTTAGGAATGACTGTGGTAATTAATACCTTTTCTGCGTCTGAACCGTCAGGTGCAGTTGAATTAGGGTCAAAATATACTGTGAAAGGGTTATCAATAGCTTTAATATATATCTCTTGGTCAAAGCTGTCATCGCTAATGTAATCTGTTGTAACGCGCCAATATCCCCAGCCCATTCTTACAGCAAAATCACCTGCTTTGTCATAGGCTTGGTCTGCGTCTGAATTTACTTCAATGTGCCTAAAAATACCTGTGATAATTTCAGCCATTTTAGCGTCTGATTGAGTATTCATGCCATGCGCTTTCATGCGTGGTCTTTGTTGTCTCATTTGATTGGTTAATTGACGGCAGTATGCGTCAACTTTATTTACTGTAAGGCATGGTCTTGCTTCTAATACGCGGCTATTTTGAATTTCTACAGGCCATTGGTCGCCTGCTGCAAACTTTAAATCCTCTAACGCTTCTGACCTATTCATTTGGTCTGCTTCGTTAGCAAACTGTAAGAATTGTATTGCGTCAGCTATACGTGGATCATTATCAAATACTTCTGTTTTTTTCTTTGCCATAATCTATCCCATCCAGCTTGCGCCAGGAGTAAATGTTTGTTTTTGAGCTTTTCGTTCTTTTTTGTCTTGAATCATTAAACCTATGTATCGGAATGCGTCAGCACCATGAGAGTAAACGTCATGGAGTGGGTTACGACTAAACTGACCTGTATCAGGATCAACTTCATAACGGTAATGACGTAAGCATTGTAACCCATCCGCACAATTTTCTCTATCAAAATAACACGAACTAAATATGGTTCTTGCAGCGTTAATAGAATCGACTACAGGAACGCGAGGAAGTATATTAGTTTTGAAGCCTGCTGCCCTTACTATTTCCTCAATAGAGCGACCATTAGACGCTATGTTTTTGCTTTGAGCGTCGTGAGGTAAGTGTAACGTATCATAAAAATAGCCTAGTTTTTGCATTTCCTGCAAATAATGGCTCATAGTTTTTTGTGTATCTTGCAAATAGCGTATTAGACGTGTTTCCATGCCTATAAATTGCACAAACCATATAGCTGTATGATCTGCCCAGCCTAAATCAAATACAGCGTGAACAGGCTTGGTAGCGTCATAAGGCACTCTAGTTATTCTGCCCTGTAGCTCGGCCATATTCATTTCGTTAGCAAATATAGCACCGTCAATAGTTAGGCGGCATAAACCTTCCCACACGTTGTTATAGGCTTGTATATCTCGGCTTTGAAGCGCGTCTTTTTCCAGGCGCAACGTTTCAGGAAACCAAGGATTGTCCGACCAGTTAATCTTTTGCACGACAGCGTCGTCAGGTGGGCTTACCACAAACCTTTGATACGTTTCATCGGTTTCTAGTTCAGGGTTAAAGGTTATCCATATTTCAGACTGCTCTTTACGAATGGTTGGAATCAATACATTCCAGCTAGTTTTGGATACAGTCTGCGCTTCCTCGACCCAAGCTATATCTATGCCCTCAAAAGACTTGACGTTGGCTATGTTGTTTTTAAGGCCTACAAAAGCAAACTCTGTGCCGTTTCTGCCTCTAATAGCGTTCTGTGTAATTTCATAGAAAAAAGATAGGCCAAGCGCTTCAATTTGGTCTGATAGTAGCTTATGCACCGAGTCTTTCATTGAGGTCATAAACTCTCGCGCACAAAGCACACGTTTGACGTCTTTAGCGCCTAATAAAAGTAAGGCTCTTGCTACTCCCCAGCTTTTTGCCCCGCCCCTGCCCCCGTATAAAACGCGATAGCGTGAACTTTTAGGTTCAAATAGACATGAAAGCTTTTCAGGAAATTGTGCGTTTCCTAGCGCCTCTTTAAGTTGTTGATCCATCGCCTGGTTTTACAAAGGTAATCTGTATGCCTTCTAATGGAGTGCCGTCAATATTACCTACTTTAGTCGTATTGGTCTCTCCCCAGCCCATTTGTGCTTTAGTCCACCATATAGCTGCGGTTGTGTCGCCTGATACGGCTTTATTGTATAAAGACTTGGCTATTTGAGCCGACGCGGTAGCTTTACCCACAGCCAATTCTTTTTCGTAGTGCTTGCGTAAGGTGACGTCGGAAATACCAAGTAGTGCCGCTATTTGAACTTGAGGCAAACCTAGTCCTGAAGCGCTTAATACTTGCTCTCTTGTCTTATCAGTAGGAACGTGCTCTAGCATCTTTTTATTGACCAAAAGTGTTAAAAATTAGATGTTCTAAATCAAACACTTACAAGTTCAGCCTTTCTACCTGTAAAATCTTCCCAACGCTTGACGATAACGTCACAATATTTAGGGTCTAACTCCATAAGTCTTGCTTTTCTACCTATCTTTTCACAAGCAATTAAAGTTGAGCCTGATCCGCCAAATAAGTCTAATACGACATCCATACCTTTAGAACTATTATTTATAGCTTCTTGAGGTAAAGCTACAGGTTTTTGAGTAGGATGCACATAACTAGCTTGAGCGTCTCTGCCTATTTTCCATATTGTTGTTTTAGTCCTGTCGCCACAAAAGAAATGTTTGCCTGATCCTTCTTTCCAACCATATAGGATAGGCTCATGTTGCGCTCTGTAATCTTGCCAACCCATGCCTGCTGATTGCTTCATCCATATAATAGTAGATGATTTTTTAAATTGTTCAGCAAAAGTTTTCTCAAAAGCTAATTTAGGGCCTGATTGACTGTCAGGATGACATACATAAATACAAGCTAATGGCTTCATGTAAGTATGATAAGTGGTAAATATATCTCTGCAAAATTGCTCAAATTGACTGTCAGACATATCGTCATTTTTAATAGTGCCTAAATTATTAGCGCCTCTGCCTGAATAAGCAACATTGTATGGTGGGTCAGTAAATACTAAATCTGCTAAATCACCATTCATAAGCTTTTCTGCATCGTCTAGGCTTGCGCTATCGCCACACATAAGTCGATGATCGCCTAATTGATATATGTCGCCTAATTTGGTTTTAGGCTCTTCAGGTAATTCAGGAGTTGCATCCTCGTCAGTCAAACCTTCTATTTGTTCAGGCTGCAATATATTGGCTAATTCATCTGCATTAAAACCTGTTAAATTTAGGTCAAAACCCAATTCTTTTAGGTCGGCTAGTTCAATAGACAATAGATTAGTATCCCAATCAGAGTTTAAGGCTAGTTTATTGTCGGCAATAATTAAAGCCTTACGTTGCTCTTTGGATAGGTGTGCTAATTCAATTACAGGGACTTCGGTCATTCCTAGTTTCTTTGCTGCCATAATACGACCATGGCCTGCAATAATACCGTTATCACCGTCAACCAATATAGGGTTAGTCCAGCCAAACTCTTTTATTGAGGCGGCTATTTGGCTTACTTGGTCGTCAGAGTGCTTCCTGGAATTGTTAATATACGGAATTAGATCCGCTAACAAACGCTTCTCGATTTGCATTATTCGTTTGTAGTGCTGTCAGAGTTAGCTTCAGCTTCATCAACTTTAGCTTGCGTTTCAGGGTTGTCCTCTACTTTATTGATTGTATTTTGAACTTGAGGAATAGCCTGCCCTTTTACTTTTGCTACTAAAGGTTCAGCGTGTTCCATAGGTAGTTTATAAAGACCTGCTATTAATAATTCAACTTCTTTGATTTCAAGCTCCAACTTAATGGCCATGATTTACTCCTTGGTTAATTAATCAGTTATTTTACTCTTTTTTTTGCTGTTTTTGCAGCCTCTTTGAAAGCTTCAGCAGTAGGCGCGCCTTTTGTGCCTGGCTTTCTCATCGTTTCTTTACTGCCATGCTTAATTCTCTCTTGTTTAGCATGGATGTTTGCGTATAAACCTGGTTTAGTTGCCATTCTCTTCCTCCTCAATAAAACATACGTCTTGCCAAGACATTATAAGATACTTTTCACCGTTGTCGGTCACTTGTTGGTATTTTAAATATTCGTCTTTACCCATAGTGCCAAATCTAACTTTGTCGCCTACGTTAACAGGCATAGGTTCATACCTGCCTTCTTTTATTTTTTTACCTTGTCCCACTGCAACAACTGTTCCCATATTATATTCCTCGCTCATAATAAAGCCAGGGATAACAGACTTCTCGCGCTCAATAGGTTTTACCAATATTTTGTCGCCAAACGGTCTAATCATTTTTTAATCCTTTTTGGTTTGTTTTCAATCTGAATAGGTTTAGATTCTAATGCAGGCATAGAAACAGGATCAGGTATGATCTCGTCTTTAGTTCTAGCTACGTTAGCAAAAATAAACTCGCCGCACCAATCAGATGGTGATTTATTTAACGTTGGAGGATATCTGTGACAGGTTCCAAGTTGACCGCCTGTAATAAAGAATTTACAAGACAAACAACTATCTGTAGAATTTGATGTAGCCACTTAATAAACCTCCATTATTATTTGGTTAGAATTCCCAATCAGTCTAGGGCTGGTTGGGTTTTCGTTTTATTAACTATACTTCTTGTGTTCGTAGCAAACTTTTTCAGAACTTCCGCCTTTGAATTGCTTGTCAGCACCAACTGCGTCTTTTTTACCCATAGCAACGCCGCCTTTTAAACTGCCTTTTTTCTCGCCTGAAGCGTCTGAAGCAGTAGCGCCTTTAGGTAATACTTCTTTGTTGTAATATCCCATAATTTTTCCTTTTAGCTAAAAGATTAACCTTGGTTATCAAGATTAAGAGCCTTTATTTTATCAGAAAAAACCTTCTTGAGAACCTTTATTTCATCTATTGTTAACTTTATTGTGTCGTTATCAGACTCGAGTGTTTCAACAGCGAGTATTCCAATTTTTCTAATAAGTCCGAGTCGGTATCGGATGAGGTTACCAGATAAATGGGTGTTACAGGCAGCGCATTGTCGGTGGCAGTTCTGCTCGTTAAATCGTAAGTGTCCTGCACTTCCAATGCTTCGGTAATGGCCTGCATGATATGCGCTGGCACTTTTTGACCCACAACTAATACAACCGTCATCTTGATCCCTTAATCTAATATATTTATTAAAAACTATTTGTGTGTCTTTTAACCAATCTGATCGGCTTTTAATTTTTAACTTTGCTTCTTTAACTTCTTTTTTAACTTTTTTTATTTTGTTATATTTTAACAAGTGAATAGCGCATTCAAAACCACATACTTGCTGAAGCGGTCTTTCAGGTGTAAAAGTTAATTTACATATCTTACACTTTTTAGGTCGTATGGTCGATTTCATGGAACATTACTCCAAGCTCTGCGCCATAAGCTTCTATTTGCATCAAGTATTCGCTAAAACCTTTTTTAGTTAATTTGGAAGTTGAGCCAATCAATATTTTTTTACCGTTTGGCGTTTCATCGTATTTTTGATAGCCTTCTTTGGTTAGTTGCTCGTCAAAATATTCAGGTAAAAACTGTTCTTTAAAATATTCGTGCCAAACTAGAGGCGTGTATTGCTTACCATGAACCCATGCTTGTTCAGATATATCGCGCAAAGGCCCAGCCCACATTCTAGCGTTAGCGTCTATTGATCTAGTTTTGCGTTCCTCGCGAATAACTACTTCTATTGGATGTTCTTGGTCTAGCGGTGCGTTTTTTAAAGCGTTAATTGCTGTTTCTTGTTGTATAGAGCTTACTAATCTTATTGTGCGCGTTTGATATATATTTCTCATATAGCAAATACAACTTTCTCTTTAGGTAAAATTAATCCAAAATCATTAATAAATAAACTATTGGTTTGATATCTATATAAATTTACTTTTCTTTGGCTTGTTTGTTTCCAGGTATTTTTATAACTTATACCTTGTCTTTCGCCAGCTTTAGTCCATCCCATTTGATTCCAAAAAAAATTGCTAGGTAAATCGTCTGCACAACCACAACCAAAATCTTCAATTCCTCTTAAATTTCCATGTGAAATTGCTGCGCTCAATAAAGCTTTTCCTCTTGAAATAAGTCTAGCATCCTCTTGAATACATATTTGATTACATTTTGCTATTTTTCCATAAGAAAACAATACAAAACCTACAAGTTCAGAATTTTCCTCGCATACAAATAATTTATCATTACAAACATTGCTCCATCTTTTGCCTGTTTTAATTCCTGTTATCGCAGCTTCATAAGCAGATTTTGGAATAAATCCTAAAGACAAAGATTCTTTTTTAGACAGTGAAACAATATATGGAATATCTTTAAGTTGAGCTAGTCTTATCATGTTCTTTTTTGAAAATCATCTCGACAGTCTATATCGCAAAAGCGTTTTGATTTTGATATAGGTTCACGACAATTAAGACAAAAGCCAGTGGGTTCAAAAATTTTAGATTGTGACCTTACACGTTCAATTGCAAGGTCACGCACTGTCTGTTCTAAATCGCTGGCTTTGTCAAAATCGTCCTGCATATTAGAACGGAATGTCATCCTTCATATCGTCAAAATCTTTAGGCGCTTGTGTTTCAGCTGAAGCTTTAGGTGCTTCACGAGCCTCTTCCTTGCTGCCTAACATTTGCATTTGATCTGCTACAATTTCAGTTGTATAACGGTCTGCGCCTTCTTTGTCTTTCCATTTGCGCGTTTGAAGTCTGCCTTCAATATATACAGGCCTGCCTTTTTTTAAATACTCACCAGCTATTTCTGCAAGCTTTCTAAAAAGAACTATATTGTGCCATTCTGTTTTATCAAGTTTTTGTCCGTCTTTATCTTTCCAGGACTCTGTGGTGGCTAGACTAAAATTACAAACTGCGTCGCCGTTGGGTAGAAATCTTACTTCAGGGTCTTTACCTAAATTACCTAAAACTATTGCCTTGTTTACTGATGCCATGTTGCTCTCCTCTGTTGTGAATAGATGTGACATTAAATAATATATATTTATTGCCTAATTGTCTTTTTAATTCTTGAACTTTAATATTTCTTTTTTCCACAAACTCAATATCTTTTGTGGTAATAGAAAGATTAACTCCATAAAAGCTATGTAGTAACATATTTTTTAACAACCTCCCCTGTTGATTTATCTAACTCATATTCATAGTGCAAGCCGTCGTTTCCGTTTTGACCTACAATATCCATACGAGATTTCTTTTTGCCAAATATACGATCAAAGTTTTCATCAAACTTTTTTTGATCAACTGCACGATACATATCACCTTTTCCAGCTTCATGCGCCATATTACTTCCTAAAATAACGGTTCTTCTTTAATCAAATCAAATACGTTTTGTTTTGGTGCTTTAGCTAATTTAATAACTTGAATATCTTTGTGCGTGTCTTGATACCATTTAGCTTCTTTGTTTGACCAGCGGTATTTTCTAATCATTTCACCGCTATCCATTACAGCATGAGTAAAGTTCATATTAATCCTCGCAGTTTCCGCCAATACACATTTTATTTTTTAACACAGCCTCTTCAATGTCGGCAATAGCATCTTTACCTATAAAGTCGTCAGATGCAACACATAAACGCTTGTATAAACTATGTTCAATTTCAGTGACAGAAGTTTTTAAAATTAAACCTCTATCGCGAGCATGGTCTGAAATTATAGACGCTATATAGTCGGAAGGCGCTACTCCCCACGACTCTACTTCATCATATTTTTTTTGATCTAATTCCACTTCAATGATAACCGAAAACTTCTTAAGCATCATTTTTAACCCTTTCAATAAGTTTTAACATTTCACTTCTGCCATGCTTGGCTTGATACCTTTCAAGCATTGCTTTTGCGTGAGGTTTAAACGCTTTTTTTAGCCAACGAACCCAGCAGCATTCGTTAGAAAAGTTATAAAGACCTCCTTCTTTATAACAAAAATCACACTTTGTGTCGGAGCGCTTCTCTTGCAAATTTCACTCCAATCTCAAATTTATATTTGCCCTTGTCGTAATCATTAATAATTTTTCTAGCCCAAGCTTTAGGATCAACTTTAGGCTTTAGGGCTATTTCGTTTGTTATAGCTTTCATTTTGTCATGATAAGTTTTAAGTTCATCGTTTGTGGCTAACCTAGGCAGCGCTTTTATAAACTCTTTAGGTTGGCTGGCTTTTATAGTTTCTAGTATATCGGCCACCGTAGGCATATATTTATTTTTATTTACCCAATCATCAAAGGCTCGGCTTACTTGCATAAATTCATATTTTTCTAGTTTAGCCCACCATACGCGTAACGTGTCTTGCGTAGGTTCAGGTTTGGAATAAATACTCGCTATCGTATTCATCATGTCTTTAAAGCCTTTTTTCTCGGTTTCAATCAAAATGACTGCTCCTGTGGTTTTTCGTCTAAAAATCTATGTTGATTTAGCCATGTGGAAGGGTTAGGGATATATTGGCCGTTGTTTTTAAACCATTGTGGGCTTACCTTTTGCCATTCCAAAGCATTTAATACCGTAGCTAGTTCAGGGTTAGCTTTAGCCCAGGCTTTTCTAGCTGCTTCTTTACCAACTTTTTTAGGGTATGCAATCCAAAACATATCAAAATCCGACAAAGGTTTTATATTGGTTAATGGTTTATGGTTAATGGTTAATGGTTTATGGTTAGCATTGGGTTCGCTATGCGTTCGCATACCAAACGCAGTGCGTTCGCTAACTTTTTGCATTCTATCAGAAAAACTAGCCATTTCCTCTTTATTCCAGCGAATTTTGGCTGATTTTGAAGCTAATTCAGATTTAGCCTTAAAAGCCTCGATTTCAGCCTCGCATCGTTTATGGATATATCCTTGGTCGGTTTTCTCAAAAAAGTCGGCCAAAACGCTTAAAACTGCCCTTATTTCGCCTTCTTCCCTGGCGCAGAGTAAACGCATAAGCTTGGCCTCATCTAAAGGCAAAGGCGCTTCATTTAAGTAATATTGGTCTAATAGCTGCCTATATGCGCCATGCTCTAATAACGTTAGGTGCGCGGTGTCCTTGCGGTAGTCGGCTATATTGTGCTGAAAATAGTGCATAGTTCCTCTAGTCTTTAAATTTACGTTTTAGGAATAATTCAGGGTATTGAAGCTTAATTTTGGCTGGAATACCTCTAACTTTCCAATTATTCACCTTAATCCTATCGTGGTGAGTAAGCAAGCCCAGCTTTCTAGCAAGTTTCGTGCCACCTCCGTAGAATTCTATGATTTCTTTATCGGTCATATTTTATATCCTTTTTAATAAAAATGTTTAAATAATGCTTGCAATATAAAACTATTTGTTTAATATAGCAACTGTAGTTTTTAATTTTATGGAGGAAATTATGAAAACAAAAGGCATGATCGTAACAGTTCTAGCAGTATATCTATACGGAGCGCTTTGGCTCTATTTCTTATACCCAATACTTTCTAAACACTTTGGAGGCTAATATGACTATTCAACAAGAATACGCGGAAGACTTAATTGACACAGACCCAGTGGAAGTTTTAGCCCACATGAATATGGAACAGCTAGCTGGAACGATTCGTGCTTTATATTGGGCTAATCAAAAAGGCGATATGTTAAGCGTTAACCTTTTTGCCAAATCTATAAGTAATGCATTCTTTGAGGAAGCGATGGGTATTACAGAAAAAAAGCTAAATGAGGCTAACGTATATCAAGGCCCATACGATGCCATGTATGACGCAGGCCACCAACATGGAGACTTTTTTTAATGTTTAAATATATCCGAAACGTTGTGTTTTTATATTGCAAAGGCTTTACTTTTAAAAAATCTATTCAATTAGCAAAGGGTATTAAATGATTACTTTTAACGTATTAAAAAAGATCAACGTCAACAATCATACTGAAAAGAAAGGCAACTTAACCTATCTTTCCTGGGCGTGGGCAGTAGATCAATTATTATCTAATGACCCAGCAGCCACCTGGGAATATAAAGAACCTAAACAATTTAACGACACCTTAATGGTATTTTGCTCGGTGACGGCTTTTGGTAAAACTATGACCGCCCAGCTGCCTGTATTAGATTACAAGAATAAAGCGGTAGTAAACCCTGACGCCATGGCAGTTAATACAGCTATGCAACGTTGCCTGGCCAAGGCTATTGCCCTCCATGGAATTGGTTTATATATTTACGCAGGCGAGGATGTGCCTCAAGAGCAACCAGCTTCAGACGAGGAAATAAACCAAGTATTAGAGGCTATAAATGAATCAGAATCTATTGAATCTTTAAAAGAAATATTTAAAGAGGCTCAAAAAAGGTTTGGTAGTCAACCTGATGTAATAACGACTATCCGTTCAGCACTATCAATTAAAAAAACTAAATTGGAGGAATAACATGAAAAAAGTAATAGCAACTTTAGGAATTGTAGCTGCCTTGTTTGCAATCAAAGCTTATGCTTGCTACACACAAACTTATATCGTAAATGGCAAGATTATTACTTGCACCACTTGCGGTAATGTTACTAACTGTTTTTAGGAGGATATATGAATCAACAAGAACGCTTAACAAAGTATTTAGAAAAACATGGCAAGATTGACCCATTAAAAGCATGGTCTCAATTAGGCATATATCGGTTAGCAGATACTGTTTTTAACTTACGCAAAAAAGGTTATGAAATTAAAACCAATACTAAAAAAGTTAAAAATAGATATAAAGAAGTTTGTGTGGTAGCTGAATACAAGTTGGAGCCTCAAAAATGATTGCCAACGATTGCACGCATTTAGAGCAAGGCTCAACCGAATGGGTTATGGCAAGGTTGGGCTTTGTAAGCGCCAGCAACATAGCAGAAGTTATGTCTAAAGGTAAAACAGGCGAGGCCATAGGTCGCAAGAAGTATAAAACTCGCCTTGTAGCTGAAAGGCTAACTATGCAACCTTTAGAGTCTTATTCTAATGACGCCATGGCATGGGGAGTTGAAAATGAACCGTTGGCAGCCATGGCTTATGAGGCAGCAACAGGCACGTTTTTAGAAAAGACAGGCTTTTGGAAGCATCCTGAAATTCAATGGCTTGGTGTTTCACCTGATCGTTTGCTAGGCGACAAACATTTAATTGAAATCAAGTGTCCAAATACGACAACGCATTTAGATTATATATTTGAAAATAAAGTGCCTGGCGATTACTACAAACAAATCCAATGTCAATTATGGGTTACAGGTCGCGAGTGGGCAGATTTTGTTTCATACGACCCACGATTACCATTTAAAAATCGTTTGTTTATTAGTCGCGTTGAAAAAGACGAATCAATGATTAAAGAAATGGAATTAGAAGTAAAACAGTTCCTATCTGAAGTTGAAGAGTTAATTTTACGTTTAGAAAATGACAAAAATTGAAAAATGGTATAATCCTATTTGGCAACTACACAGGGAGGTCTTTTATGATCGACCAGGCGTTACTATGCCTCGCGCAAACCATATTCATGGAATCTAGCGTTGAGTCAAAAGAAGCACAAATATCAGTGGGTTACGTTCTTATGCGGCGCGCTGATTTTGATCCAAAGCAAGTGTGTTATGAAATGAAAAAACCTTATCAATTTACTTGGTATGGAAAAACTAAACCACCTGAACGTAAGGAAATCAATCCACATTTTCTTAATTTAGCATGGCGCATCATGCATAAACTAGAGCCTGATTATTCCTACGGCGCAACACACTTTCACGACAACTCAATCAAAAAACCTATAAGCTGGTTTAAGCTTAAAAAGACTGTTCAATGGTCTCGTATGGTTTTTTATAAACAGGAGGAAACAAAATATGCACAATTTTAATCTTTACGCTAAACAAATTAATGGATTAGATTTACAATCCATTTTAAATCCTAAAAAGATGCAGATACCAAAACCCGATGTTACCTTGGAATATTATGTTTACAGAGGCAAAAAAGGCTATGCTAGTTTTATCTCATCAAATACTAAAGAACGCAAAAGAGGATGTAACGTTAAATTAATATTTGACGGTGAAACTAATCTTTTAAAAGATGTTATTTTTGTTGAAGTGAATCATAAAAATAATCAAAAATGAAAATATTTGATATAGTAATCAAAGTTTTAATGTTTTTTGGTTTTGTCGGTTTGTTAATCGGCATTTTTTTTATGCTTGAACTTTTATTTGGAACTCATATATGTCATTAAGAAAAGAGCAATTGTTGGAGGCGGTTGAAGCTTTTAATAAGACAGGAAGTGAAACTAAAGCAGCAGAGTTACTAGGTATTAAAAGAGCTTGTTTGCAGGGCAGGTTAAAGGCAGCAAAACTAGCCAACTTATTTAAAGCGTTACCACCTGAAACACAACTCCCACCTGAAATAGCTTTAAAAGATAAAATAAGAACTCTGGAAGCTCAAATAGCTTCATTCAATCGTGACGTATTAAGTGAAAATTACGTTAAGTCTAAAATTCTTAAAATGGCGGAAAAAAAACCGTCACCACCTAGCTGGCTAATAAAACCAAGTGCTAGTAAATCTGCTCCAGGCGTTCCGACACTATTTGCTTCAGATTGGCATTGGGGAGAGAACGTAGACCCTAATCAAATTAATAATGTCAATTCATATAATATGAAAATAGCTCACAAACGAGCCAAAAAAATGATAGAAGTGGCTATTGATTTATTAAATAATCACATGGTCAACCCTAAATATCCAGGCATAGTATTTGCGCTAGGCGGCGATATGGTGTCAGGCGATATTCACGAGGAACTTATGGCCACCAACGATGCCGAGATTATGCCTGTGGTTATAGACTTATTTGGTGTGTTAATTTGGTGTATATCTACCCTGGCGGATCAATTTGGAAAAGTCTTTGTGCCATGCGTAGGCGGTAACCATGGCCGCAATACCCACAAAATTAGAAACAAAGGCCGTAACTTTACGTCTTTTGATTGGCTAACTTATCAATTCCTAGCCAAACATTTTGAAACCGATAACCGAGTATCTTTCCACATACCTGACGGCCCTGACGCTATATATGCTATTTACAACCATAAATACCTATTAACCCATGGCGATCAGTTTAGAGGCGGTGACGGCGTTATTGGTGCTTTAGGGCCTATCATAAGAGGCGACCATAAAAAGCGTTCTCGTAACGCTCAAATAGACATGGAATACGATACTATGATTATTGGCCATTTTCACCAGCTAATACAATTAGAGCGTTTAATAGTAAACGGCTCTTTAAAAGGCTATTGTGAATACGCTTACAGTAATAACTTTGGTTTTGAACCGCCAAGGCAAGCTTTATGGATAACGCATCCATATCATGGCATAACATTTTCTATGCCTGTCAACGTGGATGTATCTTTTGAAAATTCAGATAAATCAGAATGGGTAAGCTGGAAAGGTTAAAATGTCTGAAATTATTACAGAGCAAAGCGTAAAAATGATTTATTCAATGCTTCGTAAATTGCCGCCATTTGATTCCTGGAAACTTCCACCTGCATCTAAAATAAAATTTAAAGTTGACCCTAATTTTAAGTTTATGGGCGAGTTAGACGTTAAGCCTTACAAAATGACCTTTGGCACTAAACACCAAGAGCATTTTTTAAGCATAGTAACAACCGTGGCTCATGAAATGGTGCATTTGCATTTATACCTTGAGGGAGTCGCGTCTTACAACCAACACAGGCGCATTTTTAGGCAAAAATCTGCTGAAATAGGGTCATTATATGGGTTTGACAGAAAAACGCTGTAAAAGCCCACAAAATGCGTTTTAGGGCTATATATTACTTTTTTGGAGGAAATAATGAGCAAAACTAAAAAAACAACAGAAATTAAAACAATTTTAGATGAGCGTGGCAAGAATTATGGTGATTTTATGGGTCATGCTCGTATTACTATGAAATTAAAACTTGCAATTGAAGGACATCTTGTAGAGTGTAATAAAATTCCAATAAAAGCAGATCAGCTGGAAGCTTTACACATGATTTGTCATAAAATTGGTCGTATAGTTAATGGTAATCCTGATTATATAGATAGCTGGATTGATATAGCTGGTTATGCTAAATTAGTGTCAGATAGATTAGAAAATAAAGATTAATGATTTTACTGATGTTAATATGTTCACAAAATGCCAAAATCTATACATATACATAATGTCATGTATATATTTTAAAGGAATATAACTATGTGGACTAAACCAGCAGTTACAGAAATGAGATTTGGTTTTGAAGTTACTATGTATGTTATGAATAAATAGTAGCTTTAAAAGGTGGATAGCGTTCCTCAGAAAAACATATCCAATTAAGAAAGGGCAGAAATGCCCTTTTTTATTTTACCAATAGCAAATAATATATTCTAAAGCCAAATGTAAAGGCAAATAGCACATACATAGAAGGCTAACGCTAACAGTAAACGCAACCAAAACATCTATAAAATTATTTATTTTTGTGCGCCTTTGACATTGGCATCTTTTCGTGGGCTTTTAATTCACGAGCCAAGCTTTCAACTTTAGCTTTTTCTCTTTCCCAATCCTTCATCATAGCCATTTCTTTTTTCTCGTGACGGATTGAAGGTTCGCATTTTTCTATTTTGTATTTCATAATTTATCCTTTAAAAGTTCTAGTTCCTGATTTATCAATAATTAAATTTTGTTTTCTTGGGTTTTCTTTATTAAATGCAATATGAACCCATCTGTCAAATTCCAAAATAAGTTGATCGTAAACGACATCACTACCCATAAGGCAAACAACAATGTCACGAGGACTACCAAAGGCAGGGCAAACAAAATCAGCAGCCAAACCTTTAGTATGTGCGCTTGTAGGTTTGCTTCCAAGTGTTGCGTTAACGAGAGAACTACGATAAGCGCTGTTAATGTGTATAGGTTTGCCAAGTATAGACCTCACCTTTTCTAAATTGTCAGCCAAAAATTTTATATTGTTTAGAATTGCAGAATCTTTAGGCATATTGTCTATTCCTAAACGATCAGCTATTTCAGAGGCATATAATTCCTCTAAAGTGAAATGCGGTGTCAACTTCATTTCTTTAATTTTTCAACAGTTCTTAATGTTCCCATACCTAATAGGCCAAGTAAGACTGTTAAAAGAGTGTCCATTTGAAATGGCACAAGAATAGGTTGCTGTCCCCATAACATGAGAAAGTAGTTAAATAAGGGTAAGATAACGAAGTGAAGTCCAAAGGCAATAGAACATATCCAGCCAACAGAAGGCCTCCAACCTGATTTAAAAAAACTGTCGGATTGAGCTTCAATAGCGTTAACTTTAATCTGTTCAATAGCAAGTTGAAATTCCTGTCCTGCTAATAATGTTTGTAGTTGTTCTTGGGCTTCTTTGCGTTTGTTTGTATCAGGAATAACTTTTTCTAATACAGAGCCAACTATGCTTACAACGGAGTCAATAATGCTCATTATTTTTTATCTTGCTTTGATTCTAATTTGTCAAATAAACGTTCAAGGATCGCTTCAATCTTGTCAAAACGTGCATTAATGTCTATTTTTTTAACATAGTTATCTGCTACGTTTAATTCTAACTTTTGCACATCGTCTTTTAAATTTTGTGTGGCTTCCCATAATTGTCTAGCAAACCAACCAATAGCAGTTAAACCTGCACCAACTAAAATATTAAATAAAGATTGAAATTCCATGATAGTCCTTATGATTTCATTATGTAGCAAAGTGCATAGTATGGAGGAATGTTAGCACCTGTTCCGCTTGTTCCTGATGTAGCGACTGTTGTGGCTGTTGCAACAGTGACGCCTGTTGTTGCAGTAGATGTATTGCTTGATCCACTTCCACGATAACCTGGAGCTGCGCCACCGCCACCAATAACATCTGCCGCAGCGTAAGGAACTGTATGTAAGTGACCAGGATCAGTAACTGTTGATGTAGATGTTGCTGTATGGTTATGAGATACAACAATTGCATCAGCAGAGCCGCCTGTGGCATTAACTGCGTAAGCGTCACCAGCACCAATTAAAAATCTGTTTCTTAAATCAGGTGTGCCGTTTGAGCCATCACATAAATAGTAACCTACAGGAATAGAGCCTACTGAACCTGACCATAAAAGAATCATACCTGAAGGCACAGTAGATGATGATGTAGGAATAGTTCCTAAAATACCGTAAATATTGTCGTAGGTATAAATTAAAACGTCTGCTGAATCTCTTAAAACTAGCTTATAGTTATAGCCATAAGTTAGCCATAACTCTTCAGGAAGCTTACCGTCAGAACCTAAAATAATTGGGTTAGAGTTAGCAATTGTGCCGTCAATAGTTGTATACGACGCTAAAGGTGTGGATGAGCCAGCTTGGTAAGTGTATAACTTTCCACCTGCTAATGGCAGACCTGTAGTTCCTAAAAAGCTTATTCCGTTTCCTATTGGTGATAAATTAACTGCCATTTTATTTTCCTATATCTGAAAGTTTTGTTTTTGGTTGTGGGTTTAAAGACTTTTTAACCTCTTTAGCTATTTTACGTTCTCTTAAAATTTGTGATGCAGGTTCTACAATACGGCCAACAACAGGAATTCCTTTAATTAATTCACCGCCATATTGTTTAGCCATTGATCCAATTGCTGTAGCAGTATTAGATTCATTAACAAAAGAACCTTTTGGTCTAGCCTCTACAATTTTTGCAACTTCAGCCAAATCTTTTAGTTGTTTAGAGTTTTCACCAAACAACACATCTAATTTTTTGTTTACATTAAGATTTTCAATTGCCTTTTGAAATTTAGCGTTACTAAAGTTTCCGCTTGCGTCTGTAGATTCTCTAATAATATAGTCCATTGTGCCTGAACGCAAATGTTCTAACGCAACAGGATCATCTTTTAATAAATCTATTGATTTTACAAAGTCGGCATTTTTAGACCTAATAACAAAGTTTTGAATAAAGTCTTTGCTATCAGCCGCTTCATTTAATACTTTGCTATAAAGAGGATTTGATTTTTCTAGGTCAAAGTCTGCTTTAGCAGTTTTTCTAGCGTTGTCTGCCAATCCTTTTAAGTTAGCGTCAGCTTCTGTCATTGGTAAATTTTCCAATTCATTTCTTACTACGCTTAAAACGTTTTTCATATTGCCGTCACCAGCTCTATCCGCTTTACGCATTTCAGCCGCTAAATCAGAACGTAAGTTTTCAAACAAATTAAAATTCATTTCTTTAGAACCTGCTGCATAAGAATCTAATTTGTTCTTAATAGTAGAAGGTAAATAATCTAATCTATCTTCGGCTGTAAGTTTCTCAATAGCGTTATTAGCAAACTTTTTACCATCAATAGGAAACTTACCGCCAGCTGCATCTTCTAACGCTTTATAAGCTTCTTGTGTTTTAGTTTTGTTAGCTTCTTTAATAGCTTTTACTGAATCAATTAAATTAGTAGCGTCTGCAACATAATCAGTTGTTGTTACATTAGGCGCTACGTTTTGTTTAATAATATTAGCGTTTTCTTGTAAAGCTTTGTTTTGCTCATTAAAACGTTCTGCGTGTGCTTCTTTAAATCCACGCTCATTACGTTCACGAGATATAAGCACAGGGTTTTGTGATGCTTGACCTTCTGTTAATTCTACAGGCACAGGTAGTTCTGAAGATTTTTTAAGTCTAATGTCACGCAATACATCTTCAGATATTTGTGATTTAAATTCTTTAGGAGCTTCTACGCCTGTTTCGGTTGCTTTACGTTTAGCAAATTGTTCGGTAAATGTTTTACCAACAGGCTTACCTTTTGCTTTGCCATATACTCTACCAGCAACTTCAGGCACAACAAATGACCCTGCATTAATAATGTTTTGCACATCTTCGGTTGCCATGCCTGTGTTTTTAGCAATCCAATCTGCACCTTTTTCAACGTTTCTACCAATAAAATCCATTACTTTGTTTACAGGTGCATTTGCATATTCTTCTGTTCCAGCAAGACCTGTCATTTTTGCAAATGGGCTTTTAAAACCTTCAGAATAAACGTCTGCAATTTTTCTAGCCTCTTCAGGTGTCTTTTTTAGGCCATATCTTGCAGATGTATAAGCACCAATGTCTGCAACTGTAGCAGCTAAATTAGGAATAACATCTGCCAATGCTGTTGTTGAAGCGCCAACTGTAGTTTTCTGTGGTTGAGGAGCTACCGCTTTAATTACGTCTTGTTTAGTTTGAGTAACTGATTTTTTTGCAACCTCTTTAGGTTCAACAGTAACTTCAGGTTCTTTTGTTAAAAAGCTAACAAACTCATCCGTAGGTTGCTCTTGCGATTGCGGTGTGGGTTGTTGTGTTGTAGTTTGAGGTGTGCCTTTTAATTTTTTAAGGCCTTGCTCTTGTAAAATAATAGGGCCACTAATAACGTGACGAATAGTAGGATTAGAAAGGTCAATTTCTTCATCAGGTTTAATTCCTGTTCTTTGAGATACGTTTTTTATGTATGCTTCGGTGTCGTTTTCAGAAGGCGGCGCCCATCTAGATATAACTTCTCGTAATGTTTTTAATTTGTGCTTTGAGCCGTAAATTCTTAATTGATCGTCAACAGCTTTAATACCTGCTTCAGGCGTGTCAAATTGTTGAAACCCTGTGGAGCTACCAACAGGTCTTATGTTGCCAACATTAGTAGGCGTGGGTGATTTGCTTGCGCTACCTGTTAGAAATTGAACGAATTCATCCATTATAGTGAACCTGTTTCCTCAAGTTTTTTAATATTCATGTATTTTTCAATAAATACTTTACGTTCTTTTTCGCCTTTAGGAAACAATCTAGCTTTTGCAGCTTCTTTGTCTTTAGCAGTTAAATCAGGGTCTTTTGCTATGTTATACAACTCAAATATTTTAGAGTCGGCATTTTTAGACCACATTTGTTGAAAAGCTTTAAAGTTATTATCACCAAATCCTTGGCTAAACTTTTGAGCCGCAGTAGCTTTTAAATCAAGTTCTGTCATATCAGCTTGCGCTCTATTAATAATGTTAAGTAATACTTTTGGAGGATATGTTTCATCGCCATTAGCCATTCTAGTTAGCTGTTGGCCTGCTACAGTATCCAACGATCCACCTTTGGCTTGAATATTAGATATTTGAACGTTAGCTAAATCTTTAGAGAGTTGTTTGTATTTAATTCCCATCTCTGTGCCTAAAAATGTGGATAAGTTTCTGCCTACCATTCCTGGAAAACCAGCACCTTGCGCCCATTCCTCTTTTTCTAATTCTTTAGCAACTTGTTTTGCTTCATTAAGATTTCTGCGATCAGTAGTTAAATTAGCTTGTCTATCAACTAAAATATTTCTATTTTTAAAGCCAGCGTCTTGGTCAACTTTTTCAGTAGGGCCATAAGGTGTAATTGTTGTTGGTGTTCTTACAGGGTAAGGTAATTGTGATGGTTGGCTATGAGCAGGTTTATTCATGTTTTCCATGTTACCTTTTAAGGTATTTGGAGTTACAGGCGCATTTTCATTAGCTCCTTTTGGAGTATTTTCAGTTACGGGCAATGTTTCAACTTGTGGTAATTGTGTTGAGTAAACACCTGCTGGAGCTAATTTTTCTATTTGGCCTAAAGCGCCAACAGAACGAGTTAAACCTTGTGCAAGCCAAGCTCTATAATCATTAACGCTGCCTTTTTCAGGAAGGCCTGATAATGTTTGATTTAATGATTGCTCGTTACCACCAGCATTTTTATTTAATTCAGTAGCTCTTTTAACAATATCGTCACGAGTTAAATCAGGTTTGGTGATTAAAGTGGATATATTTTGAATTAAATTTTCTGCGTGTTTTTTAGTATTTTCTAATTGTTGTGTGTTTAATTGTGTGCCAGCAGATTCAGTAATATATTGTTGTTGTTGGATTTTAGGTTGTAATGTTTTCTTTGCCAATTCTTCTGCGGCCAAGTTTTGCTCTAATACAGATTGAGCTTGTTGAAGTTCAATAGGATTTAGCTTTTGTCTTTGTTTGTAATCTTGAGCGCCACGAGCAACACTTAACATATCTGCTAAAGACATTTGTTGTGGTGTATTAACCTTTAAAGCAATACTAGGGTCTATATTAAAAGCCATGATCTATCCTTATTGTCCTAAAATACGACTTAAAGCAAACATATTTCCTGCATTTGTTAACGCTCCTGAATAAGCGTTTGCTGCACCAATTCTACCAGCTGCTTCAGCCGCTGCGCCACCTGTAGCAAGATTAGCTACGTTTGTCCCATAGTTTTGAAGTGCATTTCCTGTTTGGCCTACGGCAGTTTGACCAATACCAGCTATGCCAGCTAATGTATTGTAAATATTACCACGTTGGGTTTGAAATTGATTAAAAGCATTACCGTAAGCATTTTGTGCAAAGTTTTGAGTGTAATCTTGCAATCCTGTTAAAGCATTTCCACCAACAAGACCGCCTGTAGCATTTAGTTGATTTCTTAATGCTCCTTGACCTTGACCTAATTGAAATGCATAGTTAGGCGCTAAATATTGATTAAGATCAAGATTAGTAAATTCTTTTGTCAGATAACCTGTGCCTGTTCCTGTTCCAATAGGCTGGCCTTCTACGTCATATTTAGTATATTGACCTGGAAGTAAAGAACCTATTTGATTTAATGCGGTGTAACCCGTTCCTCTAAATGGTGCTTGTTGTTTGTTTTGAATATCAAATATTTCTTTTTGAACCCTAGCTTGTTGAGCTGCTGCATCTGCTTGAATTTGAGCCGCATCCTCTGCTGCGCTGGCTGACATAGCGCCACCAATTAAAGAACCGCCTACAGCAATAGCAGCCGAGAACGGATCGTTATAGCCTGGATGTTTTAAAATACCTACAAATCTTGGATTAAACATAATTGCACCTATCGCATTTTAAATAAAGTCTGTCTTGATCCTCTTTTTCTATTTCAAAACCAAGACGTTTACAGAAGTTAATACCTTTTTCATTACTTTTCATTACAGTTGTTGTTGCATAACCGTATAAATCTATTGTTTTTCTTAACGTATCTTTTAAATGTTTTCTAATGCTAAATTTAGGTTTTTTAGAATAACCTATGTGCAATTCGTTTTCTTTTACCATTACAGCGCCAATTACATCGTCACCTTCTTTAAGTTCTACAAACTCCCAATCTTGCATAGCCTCTGCAAATTGTTCAGGTGTAATGTTTAATCTGTCTTTTATAGACAAATAAATAGCATTTATAGCTTTGTTACTCATTATAATACGGAATTTTAAACGGCTTACCGTTAACCGTTACATTAATAAAGCCAGCAGGTTTTGCTGGTAACGTTGCTGTTCCTGTAGTTGCTGTGGGTGAACTACTAAAATTAAGCAAGTTTAAAAAGAATTGTTGCCAAGCACGAGTTGGTCTTTTAGTCGTAGCATCTAAAAACTCCGACTGTGGATAAGGGTTTTGTTGGCTTGTGCCATAAATATTAATAGACATTAATTTTCACCCACCGAAGCTTTTAAATTAGCTGATATTATAACCGCATTTATTGGGTCTGTAACTACAACCTCAAAAACTCTATCTCTAGACCAACCTAATCTGCGCCAAATAGCACGATTATTATATTGGCCAACTTTACCAATAGAAGTCCAATGTTCGTAAGACCAAGTTGAACCACCGTCATTAGACCAACGCAACATAGCTTGTGGTGTTTGGCCTGGGTTAACTTGATTGCCTACGCCTGGTTGAAATTGTATTTGTAATTCATCTAAATATTGACGTTGTAAGTCTGTGACAATATGTGGCGCTCTGCGTAATCTACGAATTTCACTACCATTATCTGTATAGTTAGAAGGATCAAGTAAATATATTTGACCATTAGAATGATCGCCTACATAAACTTTGCCTTGGAATACAGCAGAGCAATTACCACGATGTCTATGATAAGTATTGGTAGTATCTACCCACAACCATTTATGCCACATTCCTGTAGATACGTCATATACCCAAGTTAAGTCTAATGTTGGAAATGAAACCACATAACATTCGTGACCTTCTTGTTGATAAGTCCAAGCTACTGCGTCATCTATGTATTTATTTAGTAATGTTTGCTCTACGGCGTGAGTTGATATGCGTGTGGGAACGTAGCCTTGCATTTGCATAATTTGAGCTTCACCACGATTGTTTCTAGATACATAGGCAAATGAATTTCCTAGCCTAGACATAGAAAACTTGGCTGCTATACCATGTTGAGTGTTTGTGCCTGGAATACGTTGAAATGGAAATGGAAACGTGCCAACGTCAACCCATACTTCAGATGAGGCTTCACCTAGTAAAAACACTTCACGATTAACTACAATCAAAGACACTAAATCGTCAGGCGATCCGTCTTTAGATGAAAAGCTTAATGGCGGTGTAATAGGGCTTAAAGGATTAGAGGCTGCGTATTGTTGCGTGCCACCTTTATTAAATATAAAGTAATTATCTACAATATCAACAGTATTGCCACCTGAAAACGCTCCGTCAGATGAAGGTAAAACGCTAAAGTTTAGCGCATACATAGTGCGTGATGTTACTGTTTGGCTTGTGCTTATAACGTAGTTACCTGTGCTACCTGATCCTGTTCCAAAGGTAAGAGTTAAGGTTAATCCTGTGCCTGATCCGTTTGATGATGTGGAAGCATTGTTAGCTGGAGTAGATGTATAGTTACCTGAATTAGTTTGAGTAAGTGTTGTAACTGCGCCACTAGCTCCAATAGCCGTAACTGTATAAGTTGCAGGCGTAGTGCCATAAACACCACCTAATACGGTAACGGTGTCATTAACTGCATATCCTGTGCCAGCAGTTGCAATAGTGTGGCTTAATACTGTGCCTGAACCTAAAGCGGTAATAATAGTGTTGGCAATTACCGTATCGCCTTGAATAGTTTGGCCAGGATATAAAGTTCCTGTGCTTCCTGTAACTGTTAAAGTTGTGCCTGACATTGAGGCTGTTAATACTGAAGCTACTGCCGCAGAATTCATCAATGTAGAAGTTACTGTTTGGCTTAAATTAATTGAATATGTGCCAACACCGCCTGTTGTGCCTGTTAATTGACCTGTAATTACAGTTTCATTAGTGACACCTAAACCAAATAAAGATTGGTTTGCGCCTATTGTGCCTTGAGTAACTGCCGTAACGGTTAGCGTTGTGCCTGAAACAGAGCCTGTAAATAAAGCGCTTGAAGGATTAGAAATGCGCCATGTGTATCGATAAGAACCATCTACAATATAAACGTTTACACCGTTATCTGTAATACCTACACGACCTGTTGAAGTGTTTATTTGGCCTACAAGGGTTGGTGTAAATTCGTCTGTTAAAACATATACATATTGACCAACAACAGCCACCATATAATCGCCACCTGATACAGTTCGCAAACCACGAACTTCTTGGGCATTTTGAAATGTAATTTTTGAGGATAAGCCAGGCGTTGGATATAAGGCTACAACACCTCTTTTGCCCTCGCCTTTTAATGGATCAATTTCAGGTCTAAAGTTAATACACTCCTGCCCATCTTGATAAATGGAAGGTGCTTCATAACTAGGGCCTACAAATCCAAAATCAGCCATTATCTAAAGAATCCACCTGTTAGTATCCAGCCTGCGTCTTTTTGACGGCTAGATAATAGCGCATCATTAAAGCGTGCAGATTGCATAGGTTTCATATTGGTGCGTTTTAATGTAGCCTTTCCTTGCGCAGCAAACGCTGTAATCATCGCTATTTGCGTTTGTGAAGCCTTACCATACATAGGCATCAAACGTTCAGCTAAACACCAACGTAACGCCATTGTGTAGCCTTGCGGAAGGTTTATATCATCATTAATAGAGGCGTAGTTTCTAAACAATGTTTGAGCAAACATATGGATTTCACCTTGTGCAGGATTAGGCCATACAAACACGTTTCCATTATCAGAATTAGGGTTGAAATATAAAGCCTTTGGCCATGGGCCGTTTAAAGTTTTTAAGCCAATCATGTTGTAGTCATCTAAAGCTAAAATAGCTATTGGGTAATCTAGACCACCGTTTACAATAGGTTGGCCGTTAGAGTTTGTATTTATACGAACATAAGCGGAATCGATGCCAAGAGGCTTTTGGTAATAAGCTTGAATAGTGGTTGATGCAACAGGGCTTGCATAAGTAACATTAAGTAAATATGTGCCTGCATAGTTTACGTTGCCTCCTGCGCCTGTTATGTTTTCTAAAATTTTAGTGCCAGCAGTAATGCCTGTGCCACTTAAAGTTTGATTTTGTGCAACTGCGCCTGATAATACATTAGTTACAGTTAATACGTTGCCTGTAATAGAACCTGTAAATTGAGCGCCAATAAAGTTAGATGATGTATGGCTAGGGCCAATAGTGTATTGAACTTGCCCTGCAACAACAGGCCAAATGATCTCTGTGACATTAAAGACAATCATGTCTTCATTTGACCATTGGTCAATCATGTCATTTAGCATATCAAAAGCGTCTTGTGCCTCCTCTGCGGTTGGAACTTCACCTGACGCTAAAGCACCTATGTCTTTCATTGCTCTTGATATAATGTCTATTGGTTTTGCCATGATCTGTCCTAAAGATTAGGTTTAAATGTGTTAGAGAGCCATGGAAAGCCAACTTTTTTGTCTTTTTTAAGCTCTAATAATTGTGCGTCTAAACGAGATTTTATACTAGAAACGCCATCTACGGTTGTTTCCTGATCAATCCAATCTAGAATTGTTTTTTCTCTAACTTCTGCATAAGGAATAACAATCTCTGTGCCTTTAAAATAGTAATTCCCTTCTGTTTCTACAGTATTGTTACCGTCAGTTGCAGTTACATGGTAATAAGCATGAGTAATTAAATCATCCTCTGCTGTGACTTCTACAAGTTTCCAATTATAGTTGTTCATCGATTACATCCCAAGTTAGTGTTTCCTCGTTCCATGTATAGCGACCACCGTCTGTTGGATAGTCAACAGGTGCTTTCCATTGACAAGTTTCCTCGTCTAATAGCCATGAATTAAATGGTTGTGGCGGTATAAATGCGTCTAAATTAGCGTCATATTTATATCCAATACCTGCGTAATTTTTGCGAATTTTAGCGTTGTATGAAGTTTGAACCCAACGACCACCAAGAAGGTTATTACAAAACGCAATACCAATTTCTTCGTTTTCTACACCGTCTTGATCTGCTGTGTCTTGATTAGCCACTACAATTACTTGAGTTACTATGTTTTCTTCGTTTAATTGTGCGAAATGTGCCATGTTTTTCCTTATCTTGCGTTAGAGTTTTTAAATGGGTTTTCTGCAAATGCTGCGTAGATGTATGTTCCTCCACTAGCATTTGGGTATAATGTGTTTCTACACTTAAACCCGTTAGACGTTAAATCTAAATGCTGTGCGGAATCTTCTGCTGCAGATGAGTTAGGATACAAAACATTATTATCTGCATTGTAGCCAAGTCGTTTATTATCGTGAATTCGCCAAAAATCTGTTGTGTCTGTTCGTTTGAACATAACAAAAGCTGGTCTAAATCCTAAATAAATAAATGGTCCATCAGCACTACCATTACCTGTATAAGAACCAAATTTACTAAAGCCTGATATTTCTGCCCAGCAATAGGCTACATGAGTTCCACCATTTGTATTTACTCCACCATAAGTTCCAATACTAAATACAGTTGATGTAGGTGTTGTATTTTGCCAATAAGTAGAGCTTGTAAATGGAGTGCCTGTAGTATTTAATTCCATTAATTGAGTTGCACCAAGTGAAGTATGATATACAGCCCAACCTGTTGCTACAGTTCTAACTTTTTCTATAATTAATTTAGGTGCAACACCTAAACCATGTCCTACTGTTGCATTACTTCCTGTTCCTGTGTAAGTCACAACACTAAACCCAGCAGTTGCATTTACAGATACAGTAGATGTAATAGAGCCTTGTGTATTAGATGATGTTGAGCCTTGTCCAGCTTGCCATTGCCAACCTACATAGTTATCACTTGTGTTATTAACATAAGAACCTGCACCAGCAGAATTAACTGCAAAACCATTAGAATTTAGTGCTGTTACAGTATCAAGTGAAGATACATTTTCTGCTGCTGTAGTATTAGAAAATAAACGACCATAATAAGGATTACCACCTGAAGTAAATGTTCCTCTTACAGAATCAATTAATACATTATCTACTGCGGAAGTTCTATCTTTAATCCATACAAAATCAGGTTTAAATTGTGCATTATTTACTACAACCTGTCTAGAACCATTACCTGTCCATAGCGTTGCATCCATATACTTATTACCCTGTAATACAGTAGGAGTAGGTAGGTTATATGTGTTTAGTGCCGTAAATCCACTTGGTGGTGTGTATGAGAATGGTCTTTGTCCGAAGTTGGCATACCAAGTTTGTGAATTTCTATTACATATAACAGGCATAGCTGATGTATCTAATCCTGAAGCCACTTGTCCTGTTCCAGCAGCTGGGTCACCTGAATTTGCCCACGTGCCATTTCTACCCATCCATAACTTACCATTATCGTATGCTATCATTATTACATCATTAGCTACCCAATTACCTGTTGCTATTCCTGTAGTTGCACCATTTTGATATATAGCACTAACTTGAGGACACATACCAACAGAATTTGCTCCTAATGCTGTTATGCCTGCTACTAGCGTATCATTGGCAAACGTTGTTGGCGTATAATTAGAAGGTAAAACTCCACAAGCTCCTCTAGCAGCATTTGCACCAACATTAGTTATTTGAAATTCCCAATAACATTTATCAAATACTGTTTGCGTAGCAAATACAGCAACTGTAAAACTGCCTGAAGCATCTACACTTTTAAGGTTTCCTTCACTCAAAGTAATTGATGAGGCTTTTGCATTTGGGTTTAATACAGCATAATTAGCCACAGTCGCACTTGTATTAGTAGGAACATCTAGCATAGCATCATAGGTTGTGCCTGCTGTTAAGCTAATGTTGTTAGTTGTCCAATTATTACCGTTACCTGATGTGTCGTAGCCTAATGTTGTAGTAGATGTTGTGTTACCAAATGTTAGGTAGAAACCGTTAGTGCCATACATACCTGTGTATTTAATTGGTTTCCATACACCGTTAGCGTCATTGTTACCAAAGTAATATGGTTCTAGTGCTTGACCGTCAATAAAGTTAATGTCAGTCATGTAACCGTCAAAGAAAGCACTTGAGCTTGTATTTGCGTATTGAGCTGCAATATTGTGAACTAAATTATTGTTAATAGATGCTTCTGCATTTAAAGCAGGATAATTAGCAGTTCCAAAAGCAGTTATTTGATTACCATTTACATATATTTTTACTCTATTAGATGATGTAGCTTGAGTTGTATCCACAGCTAAAACAAAATGATACCAAGCACTAGGGTCTCTAAATACTTGTGTTGACTCAATGTTTACTGATACTGCTCCACCTTGAAAGAATGAAATAGTATCGCTTTTAATTCTAAA